CCATTATGGATAGAAATACAAAAAGGTTATAATGTATCAGACAACAACAAACAATTAACAAAGATCAAACCTCTGGTGAGTATCAGAGATCTGTTACATTACAGAATGAACACAGATTTCGGTGATTATTTCAGAAGTAGTGTGGATGTCAGCAACAATTTGGTTAAAACAGCCATAAACACACAAAGTCTACTGGCAGGCATACAGATATTTGCCAGAAACAAGCAATACAAACAAATGGTGTTATGCCAGAACATATTAGATCAACAAACATCTGGTTATATGCTGAGCAATGCAGAAATAAAACCCAATGTGCTGGGTATGGGCAGAATGTATATGAGCGGCGCAAACAATTTACAGGGCATCAGGAAAAAAGTCAGAGAAGCCGCACTGGGCAAGTGTTATAGGTATGATATCAAGTCTAGTGTGTTCGCATATATGTTAAATCTGATAAAACAACAGGATCCAGACATAAAGACACCACATATGTGGGAACTACTGGACAGAAAGGATTATATCAGAAACAAATTGGTATCAGAGTGTTTAATCAACACAAATGCAGACCCAGATCTCAAATTAAAAATTATAAAGAGCAGTATAACAGCACTATCGTTCGGCAGTAATCCACACAGTTGGAGTTCAGGCGTAGCAGAACACATATATCACAATCAGGACAGACATCTATTCGCAACACACCCATTCATAAAAGGTCTGTTAAAGGAAATTAAAATATATCAGAATATTATTAGAAAATTATATCCTAGACGAAAATATCCTGGTGTTAAGTTGGTGACATTATGCAGTAATCACTATCAGAATACTGAAGCACAGGCAATCAGACATATTATATCAGAAACACAAACAGAACCTCTACTGATAGTACACGATTGCATATACACAAAACACCGTATAGACAGCATATACGCCACAGTATTACTTCAGGACATAATGGGACCAGGTGCCACATTCGAATGTGTTGAGCTGATAGACTGGTATGATCCTGCACAAAAATTACAACATAACACACAACAAACACAACATCAGAGCAGAATACAAAGAGAAGAACAACTGGCACGCAACTATGTGTCAGACAACAATATACAAACAACCAGCCAGCCTGACAAATGGGATACTAGATATGCAACCCAACAAGCCTGGCAACAAATTATACAAGGAGAAATATATGATTAAAAAAACAATAGAAATGGAATGGGACTATGACAAAAACATTATCACAATGACCACAGGTAAAAATAAATCTAACAGGTATATGATGAACCATTTACACGAAGACAGCACCATATTACAGATCATAAAGAATGAAATGGACGACACAGAAAAAGCCTTTCTGAAGTTGAGTTATCCAGAAGTATACAACAGAATATATGTGAAACCCAAAACACAACAAGATATACTTGATATGATAAAAAAGAAAAACAGAGTATGAAGTATATACATTTCCCCAAAGGCACTACTAAAAAACAAAAAGCAATACGCCTGAAAGCAGAAAGAGAAAGATTAAATCTACCACCCTATAATGCTGATAAATGTAAACACCCCCAGACTATCATAGTAAGTGGTAACTGGGGGCCACATCGTGCCAAACAGATATGTGCAAAGTGTGATAAACATATACGCTGGGCAAAAATCCAGCATAATCCTTATGAACAACGCACTGGTAGTAAATATCAGTATGGAAGTAACACAGGCACAAAAGGATGTGCTGTTAAACACAATGAGAACAGCAGATCATCTGTGGATGTGGGTATACAACACCCTGAAAACAGATAACATCACAAACAAACAGTATGATGTATTAATTCAGATACACGATATGCACCCACAAGAGCAAATGGGTTATATCATACACCAGGATACACTATATCCAGTGCCCACAAAGGTGCGTAAGTATCAGAAATATCCCACTGGCTGGCAAGAGCGTAAGATATTTAGACCTGTATCCAACAGACCCAAAAAGTATAAAAAGGATAAATAACAATACCCACTACAGTAGGGAATAATACTGACTATACAGGAGAACGCAATGTCAACTGAAGAAAACCCATCAGAATCCACTAAAATTATACAAAAAGATGATGATATACTGATATCTGTGCCAGACGGAGCAGAAGAGCCCACTAGGCGTCAACCCAAACGCAAATATGGTGAACAAACAATAACAGGTATAATAGTAGGACAAGGCGATAACAAAAGAGTAGTCAGAATAGAAGATGTTAAAAAATTAGCAGAATTACATTTAACATACAAAGATATGGCGGCATATTTCGGCTGTAAAGAAAGCACATTCAAGGATCATTTCCATCAGGAAGTAGAAATGGGCAGACAGCGAACAAAACAAAGATTAATGAATGCTATGTTATATAATGCAGTAGAAAAGCATCAGCCCACAATACAGATTTGGATGTCGAAAAATCTCCTGGGTTGGACGGATGCACCGATAAATAAAGATGATACGCAAGTATTACCGTGGTTAGATGATACACCGAATGTCTCCTAAAGTCCGTATATGGTATTAGAACTTTAGATTTCAAATAATGTTGCCAAACATATCGGTATTTAACCACAGATTGGGCCAGTATTCCCATTCTGGCCCAGTCACTTTAATGGGAAAGATATGAAGTTAACAGATGTACAAGCAGAAATATTAAATCATCCTGCCAGATTCAAGGTTGTAGCAGGTGGCAGAAGATTCGGCAAATCCTATTGTAGTATAGCCAGCCTGGCAAAACACGCCAGATTCCCCAACAGCAAATGTATGTATGTAGCACCTACTCACGGTATGTGCAGACAAATACTATGGCCTGATCTAAAAGAGCTTATGAAAGACCGCAAATGGGTTAAAAAAATAAATGAAAGCAATTTAGAGATAACATTAATCAACGGCAGTATCATTATGTTGCGTAGTGCAGATACACCTGACAGAGTGCGTGGACTGGGACTTTCACACATAGTTATAGATGAAGCCAGTGATGTAAGTGAAGAGATATGGACAGCAATCAGACCCACATTATCCGATACAAATGGTAGTGCTCTTATTATAGGAACACCCAAAGGGTATAACTGGTTTAGGGAGTTCTACGAAAATGCAAAACATCAGGCAGACTGGCATAGTTGGCAGTTCACTACAGCACAAGGTGGGCATGTACCACTGGAAGAGCTGGAACAAGCAAAACAGGATCTGGATGACAGAACATACAAGACTGAGTATGAAGCTCAATTCGTCGACGCAAGTGGTGTGGTGTATTTCGCATTTGGCGACCATAACATAATGACTAAAGAAATAAAACAGGAAGCAGGTATACCATTGCATGTGGGCGGCGATTTCAATATCGATCCGATATCTGCTGTTATAGGGTATAAACATAGTGAAGGCATACACATATATGATGAAGTAGAAATATACAACAGTCATACCCAAGAACTAGTAGATGAAATAACTGAAAGATATCCTAAAAGAAAGGTAGTGTTCTATCCTGATGCAAGTGGAGCCGCCAGAAAGACCAGTAGTGGTGGAGTCACAGACCACATCATACTTAAAAATGCTGGGTATGTGTTAAAGGTAGGCAGTATAAACCCTGCAATTAAGGATCGTATAGCCAGTGTAAATAGTGCCTTGCAGAGTAAAACAGGCGCAATTAAGTTGACAATAGACCCTAAATGTGTTAGACTGATTGAAGCCTTAAGAAAGCAAACATACAAAGAAGGTACTAGACAACCTGAAAAGGGTGGTAGTAAAGATTACTCACATATGTTAGATTCGCTAGGATATCTGGTAAACACATTATATCCATTAAATCTACAACATACTGGGTATAACAAACCGTTAAGGCGTAACACAGGACAATTAATCAGGAGTTAAAAATGGCAAAACAAGTAGAATATGTAATAAGTGTAATAGAACCAGAAGAGGAATACTTAAAGTATTTCCGTAACAGCACATTAGATAACTGTAGGCAAAAAGCACAGGAATATTTATGGGGGTGTCCAGAAGGCACCAAATACATTTATATTACAACGAGGTTAGCAGATGCAGAATAAACACTCATTCAAAGTATGGGATAAACAAGGACAATATATGACAAAGTATACTACTGAAGAAGTATACAAAATAGTAGTCAACTATCCGCATACAAACAGAACATTAGAATTTATAGGCATGGATCGTGGCAGTTGCATACTGCAAGCCGAAGTTGCCAAAGAGGAAGGCGATACTGTTATGCTTATGGAGTCAGAAGATACAGTAAAATTATTACAAAAGGAGAAAATAGAATTATGAAATTACCAGAATATATGACAAAAGAGAGTACACACAAAACACCAGGTATAAACACAATGAGCATGATAGGATTAAGTCTTATGTGGGGCCATATGTTAAACCTTATATCATTATGGTTCTTACCATTAACAATAATGACTCTGTTAAGTGGATTTGGCAATGAAGTCACAAAAAGAGATACACAATGAGTACACCAAAAGATAACATTCCAGAACGGAATACATCACAATGGAAAAAGAACGAAAAGGCCATTAATGATAACCCTGTGTTAAAACAAGCCAGAGATACAGCAGAAGGATTAGAAAAACCTGCACACAAATACAAAAGTAGTAGTGGTAATTGGCATGGCGGCAAGGGCAGTAGACCCAGAGTAGATACCAGTTCAGAACAATATAAAGATAATTTTGACAGAATATTTAAGCAAGGAAAGTATAAAAATGACAAATGATGTAGCAGAAGTAAAAGGCGGTACCTGGGTTAAATATCTGTACAATACAGTTATACCTTTCGGCACAATTAAAAGTAAACAATTTATGGTGATTAAACAATTTGCAGATACAGTAAGTAATATAGATGCTAGTATAAAAAACCACGCAATGAAAACAGGTGCAATATCCTGGGAGATAACAGATGAAAGCGATCCACAAGTATAATAGTAAAACCAGAGAAGGTGCCAGACGCATAGCACAGAGTATGGGATATAGATACAGCATATATGATGATAAAAATATGATAGCCTTATTATTTAGAGCAGGCATACAGATGCCCAATATAGATTACACAGCCGCTAGTAAACAAACCTACACAGAAGAACTGCCTTTTGAGAGTAATCCAGATCTAGTTGCAGACAGTACAGAAACAATAAAATTATAAGTTATAAGTCCTGTGTGTCCGTCAAACAGGATACCGCCATTTCCTTTAACTCAGGCGCACAGGCAACCGATAAATACTGGTACATTATAAACACAGACGGTAACAAAGGAGTAGTGTCCGTTAACGCCGTCGGTAATAAAGATGGGTCTTTATAATAATGTGTTTCCTTTAAGCCGGATAAGTCAAGCGATCCGGCTTTTTCTTGACTCAAAAAAATACCCACATAGTGCGGGTATTTTGTTTAACCGTTGTTTAACATCGGTGTAGCAAGTTAGGACAAGCAATATTAGTTATAATATGCTTTAATGATTTGTCAACAAAAGTGATCAAAATGGCTAAAAAGGATAAATAGTATTACCTTGCAGGGAAACAAATAACTGGAGATAGATTTTGGCCAGCGATAATTTATATAAATTCATAACACAAACACATCCTATGTATCAGCGATATGAGGATGCCTGGAGACTTAATGTTAAGTCATACTGGGGCGGACCAGAGTATAAGAATGGACATTACTTAAAAAGGTATGCTACAGATAGTAGTACACCCAGTGATATAGTCAGAACACAAGAGATGGACAGCGATGGCGCTCCTACTGGCAGATACTCACAGGCAGTGATAGCCAATAGTACTTCAGAAGCAGAAAATCCAGATTATATGGAAAACAACTTCTATGCAGAGAAGTTAGATCAGGTAGCCAATTACCCATACACCAGACTTTATATTTCAGAATATAATGCTATGTTGTTTAACAGTCTACCCAGCAGAACATTACCAGACGATCCAGATATACAAAAATTCAGTAACGACTGTGATGGCGAGGGCAACAGCCTTAATGAATTTTGGAGCATGGTAGATATCTATACAACAGTATTTGGTGTTGTATGGGTAAGTTGTATCAAGTATACTGATAGTGAATACCCTTTATGGAAATGGCATTCACCATTAGATGTAACTAACTGGAGTTACAAATACAACAACAAAGGTGAACTAGAATTAAAAGAAATAGTTATTCGCGTAAGCGATGAACCAGAATTACAAATATATCAACACATCACACAAGATGTAATAGAAACCATATATGTACCTGTATCAGAAGATTTTGATCCAGCCAATTTACCAGAAGAGGCTGTTTATTATCAGGAAACAGGACAAGAAGACGCAGAGTATTACAAAATTGTCCAGGAAAACACTCTTGGAGACATTTATGTAAGACCTGTGTATCAGAGTAACAAGATCTACAATGGAGTAGGTCATACTAATATCTTTGATATCGCTAATATTCAGCGGAGCATATATTCACTTCTCGGAGATGCCTATTCGTGCTTTACATATGGATCACACCCTGTAAACATTATCGATTCGGAAACCGCAGATATGAATGACGGCGCCATTTCTGCTGAACCCGGCGCAGTGATACGAGTTAATGCATCACTGACAGGCACCCCAGCCTATGTTTATGAATTTAGATCTCCATCTTTGGATAGTATAACAGAGATTAGAGAATTTATTAATCAAAACATAGAAAAAATGAATGAAGTAGCAATGATCCGTAGTGATGAACTACTTAAATCAAGCCGTTCAGGTGTCCAGATACAACAAATGGACAGCAAGTTAGATGCATTTGTTCGCAGGAAAGCAATTAGCCTGGAAAATGCAGAATACAATATGTGGCAAATGTGGTATGCCTGGATGGATACAGCAATGCCAGAAGATCTATCAGTAAGTTATAACAGAGTGTATACACAAAAAGGATTAGATCAGGAAATATCAGAAGTAAACAAAATAATGAGTCTGTTAACAGATTATCAGGACAGATTTATGCAGGGAACAACAGGCTTTACAGCAGAGCAGTTCCCAACACAAGAACAAGCAGAAGCCAGAGCACAACAATTAGGTGGATCTGGTAGCCATTCGCATACAGACGAAAATGGCGAAACAATTTATATGCCGTTCAGTACACATGAACAGTACGAACAGGCATTAGAGTCACAGGATCAGGGTGTTGATTATGAAGAGGACACTGATTTTGAGAAAGATGTTAGAGAACAATTAAGAGAAAGGATGAAGCAACTGTTAAGTAGCACATCCAGTAACAATAGTCTTTAATATTAGGTAGGTCACCTAGGTAGGGAGGCCTGAAGTTATAATACGATAACTTCTATCGAAAAAAAGGAGTAAGATATGACAGAACAAGTCGATACGGCAGTTCAACCCGAAAATGTTGAACCGGTAACAGATTCCGTAGAGCCTGTAGTAGAGCTCAATAAATCTGATATGCCAACACCAGAATACAAGGATGGCAAATGGTATTTGGAAGGAAAGCGTTTCTATACCAGAGACGAAACCAACCAAGTCACAGCAAGAGCAAAGAATGATGCTGTAAGCAACATTCTTACAGAGCTGGATGTAGATAGTATAGATCAAGTGAAGGATGTTATTACCACACTTAAATCTACTGAACTAACAGAAGAAGGACAAAGTTCTTTAGATGTTAAGGCACTCAAACAGGCAGTAGCCCGTAGAGAAGCCACAGTTGAAGATTTAACAATGGAAGTAAGCAACTTAAAACGAGACCTATTACTTAAAGATCATTTAGGCAGTCTGCAATCACACATGCCAGGTGCATGGAGTGTAGAGCAAAGACAAGCAGTAGTTGATCTTATGCAAGCCAGAGGTATGTTCGCTGTGGAAAACGATACTTTTCAATTGAAAAGTGGAGATGACTATTTGACTGTTGATGGCATAAAACCAGACTATGAAGCCGCTGTTTCAGTGGTAGGAAAAGGACTGGGATTGCCATTTGGTAAGAAAGGTGTTGATGTAGTGAACGCTGAGCAAACAGCAAATGACGAATCGGGCAGATCACCCAAAGAGTTAAATGCTGATAAATTGCAAAGCGATCCAGAATATAGAGCGGCCTATACCTCTTTAAGAAATAGTAACTTAAATTGGAACAGGTCAGACATAACACATAATATGGTTATGAAACAGGTGGAGAAAGTCAGAAGAGCCAGAAAAGGCTAGACTTTTTCTTTATTAAATTGTAGACAAATATAGGAGAATATAATGGCTACAACAAGTACAAAAGTACAGGAACTGTACAACGATATCATATCTGATTTACAGGTTTTCTACAGCGACGCTGTATTAATCGATAACGCTCAGTTCCTCGCAAACAGATTCGATATTTCAGGCGAATCAGGTCATACAGTCCGTGTGCCAGTTACCAACGCATATACAGATGCGGCAGTAGTGGCAGAAGGCGGATCAATCATCGCTACACCAAGTGATTTTGACCCAATCTCAGTTGACATCGCAGTCAGCAAATACGGTGTAGGTTCAAATGTTAATAGTGAGGCTATGGAAGATGGCGGGATCGCAACAATTAGATCCAGTCTTTTAGCACGCCTATCCGGTGGACTAGCTCAGGCCGTAGATTTAGCAGGTTTTTCTGAAGCAGCCGCGGCTGGTGGTAACAGTACTATCAACCAAGATGGTAATGCTACATTAAGTGGTTCCGGTAATGCGGTTAACCTAGTTATGGACAAATCAGCATTAGGAATGGCTATCAAAAGACAGCCAAGCACAGCAGTATGGTATGATCCAGATTTGGATTTGAACCAATTCAGATCAAGTATCAGAGTGGGCTTCAAAGCAATTCCAAACGGAGATGCTACAACATTTGGTATCAGAAAATTAAATGATGTTACAACAATTGGTTCAGGCCAATTAACATTAACAGATTTCGCAAAATCTGTATCACATTTAAGAACTGGTAACTTCCCAGGAATGAACGGAACAGGTATGTATGCGGCATTTATTTGCCCTTCTACGGAGCTATCAATTGCTTCTCAGCTAAATTCCGTCACACAAGCCACAATTGGTGATTTAAGTGATGTAGGTAACAGAGCGTTACTCACAGGTCTTATCGGACAAGCGGCTTCATGTGAATTCTACAGAAGTAACAATTTAGCACAGCCAGTCTAATATAACAGGGAGATATAATGGCATTTATAACAGACGCAAGTAGTGATGTAATCAGCTTCGCTGAGTACACTGATGTAGTACAAGCAGATCAGAGAATCTTTGAAGAGAATCGCATAGTTATTCCTGAGGAATCAGGTTTCTTAACTGTACAGGACTTTATAGAAGATATTTTGGCTAAAAGTACTAACAGAATTCTGTTAAAATTGAAAGCAAGTAGTTGGTGGTTAAATTATAACAGTTATGTAAACAATTATGTAAGTGATATAAACAATTTACCCAGTATAAACCCAAATCTTATAGATCCGGGTAATTTGCAGGGTAGAAGAACTAACTTTACTCAATTATGCGTATTTCATGCCTTAAGCGAAAGCATTCTTCCACTAGTTGCAGATTTCGAAACAGAAAGCAATGATATCGTTAAAATTCAGTACTATGAGAAAAAATTCATGGATCTATACAACGAATTGATATCATTAGCAGATTGGTTCGATTATGATAATTCAGGCGTAGTTGACGCAGATGAAAAGATGACAACATATTTTCAGACTCGTAGAACACGCAGAAGAAATAGTATCGTGAGAGTAAGGTAATGAGTATCAGAGATAATCTTATTACCCAAATCACTACTAATTTAAGTGGTCATAGTCAATTTGGAATAAGCACAGAACTGCCGTTTAGCACTTCAGATACACCATTGTATATGAAGAATATGAGAACGGTGTTCGTGGATGAATTACAGGAAGATGTAACAGAATTGTATCCAGTACTGGATGGCAATGATGTTATGCAAACAGAGTCTACATGTGTAGCATATCTGGCAGTTGATGCAAAAAATCAGCCCACAGATATACAAACAGTGGTAGCAAATCTGCTAGTAGCAAGAAACGGTGTAACAGCCGGTATCCGTGCTAGTGATGTTACAACTGAGTTAGAAGATGATGTTATATTATATAATATAGAGTATAACTTTACAACTGTTTAATATTAGGAGAAAGAAATGGCAGTAATGAATGTAACAGACGGAAATCAAGTATTTCTAACTGTGATCGATGTCGCAACAGGTTCTTTAGCAAATGTACATCCAGGAACTGGAACGAATGGCCTAGTCATTCCAACAATTCAGGATGTAACATTAAATGCTTCGCCAAATACTGTTAGATATAGTACACTGGACTCACCGTCTAGTAGTGCTTTCACAACAGTAAACGAGAACAGCCTATCACTCAACATGCTAGTTGATGATGAGGTGTTCTTTGGGTCGACAGTAGCAAATGCTGACAACCAAGTAGCGAATGTCGGACTTTTAGGTACTAGTATCGCAAAGACCGAGGTTTATTTCTCATTAACATTTGAAGGAACAGGTTCAGGTGCAAATTATGTCACTGGAAAAGGATTTATAGGTGGTTTAGCACCTACGAGTTCTATAGATAGTGCCGTGTTTATTTCACCGCTAGAGCTCACCATTAATGGAGAGATAACTAGATCAGCAGTATAACAATACTGATCCGTTATTAAAACACGAAGTGCCCTCCGGGGCACTTCACTTTAAGGAGTAACAATGGCATATACAAAATTCTTAAGAGGGTTCAACTCAGAAGGAGTATGGACTAAAGAAAGCAGAATGATCCGCGTAGACGAGAACGGTGTTATCCGTGAAGTAGATATGGATGAGTATGCAAAAGAACATGGTATAGATTTACCAGATGCAAAAAAATCTAAAAAAACGATAAATATAGATATAGAGGAAAAAGGATATGGAGATATGGAATCGACACACGCCTCAGGAAGTCCTGAAGAGCATGGAGACGGAGATAGCGAAAGCACAGAATGAATTAAGATGTGCTTATAAAGATGTTGAGAAAGCATCTAAAAGAATAGCATTTACTTTAAGTGCTGTTCACAATTTGAAAGAAAGATTAGATAAAGATATACAGGAGTAAAGATATGCAACTTTCAGAATTAAGTAAAAAACCTCAACTAACAAAGTTGACAATAGACAAACCAGAACTAGTAGAAAAATATGGTGAAGAGCTGGACTTCTTTATGTATGACAGACAACCATTACATGTTTTCAGCAAAATAGCAAAAAGTTCTAAATCCGAAGACATCGCAGAATACCTAGAAATATTAAAAGATACTGTACTTAACGAGGCAGGCGAACCAGTTATGACTGAAGAAAACATTCTGCCATTAGATTTAATGACAGAGGCTATGGCACTAATAGGTGCCCAGATGGGAAAGTAACAAGCCATATTATAAATGAAAAGGATGAAGACACCAGATTCCTGCTACTAGTAGATTGCTTGGCAAAAGAATACAGTAAATTGCCTAGCGAAATATTAGCCAAGGCTGATACATTTGATATGTTGGTGTATGATGTAAGTACAACATACCAACAGCATGTACGCAAAAAGGCTAACAAAGAGGCACCCAGTATGTCCAGTATGGATACAACCGGGCTAAACGATTTAAGTGAAAAGTATTATGGCAAAAGCATCAGTTAAAGTAAGTAAAAAGGATTTGATTAAGTTGCAGAAGCAAATTAACAAAGCAATAGATACTTCTACGGAAGAAACATACGAATTCTTTAAGAAAAAGACTCCTGTAAAAGGTGGTAATGCTAGGCGTAATACAAAATACAAAGAAAGATCTACAAAAACAAGTATTATAGGTGATTATCCTTATTCAGGCAGACTGGATGAGGGTTATAGTAAACAAGCACCCAGAGGTATGACTAAACCCAGTCTCCGTGAGCTGGAAAAGGTTATTACAAAACAATTTAGGAAAATATAATGGCAAAAATAGATGCACAATTAGTTCTAGATACTAAACAAGCCAAAAAAGGTATAGATTCGTTAAAAGGAGCATTCAAAGGATTGGTTGCCGCGGCATCTATACAACAATTTGTTTCATTAGGTGATGAATTTACACAGATTACCAACAGATTAAAATCAGTAAGTAATAGTACAGAAGAAGCCAGTAGTGCATTTAATTTAGTTAAAAAGGTAGCAGGAGAGACCAGAAGTGGACTGGGTCCAGTTGCAGATCTATTTACAGATTTAACTATTGCCACAGAGGAAATGGGTTTAAGCCAGCAAAGAGTAGCCGATGTTGCAGGCACATTCAGTAAAGCCTTAAAAATATCAGGTGCAGATGCAAACGCAAGTAGTGGTGCTATCAGACAGTTCGGTCAAGCATTAGCAAGTGGTGTGTTGCGTGGTGATGAATTTAACAGCATAATGGAAGCCAACCCGGCGTTCATGCGTGAAATAGCAAAAGCATTAGAGGTAAATGTTGGCCAATTAAGAAAGATGGCTGCAGAAGGCCAATTAACATCAGATGTTTTAGTTAAAGCCACAGAAGAAATAGGTGGTGCTATTGATGAAGATTTTGGTAAAACAGTAGCCACAGTTGGTGAAAGTATTACAAACCTCAGAAATAACTTTATAGAATTTATAGGTAAAATACAGGAAAAAACAGGTGTATTTACTTTAATGAGTAATGCCATTAATGCAGTAGCAGACAACTTAAACATAGTAGTAGCCATATTAGCCGCCGCATTTGGTGCCGCGATTGTAGGACAAATTATAACAGTCACTAAAGGTATTATAGCATTAGGTAAGTCATTCCAGGGTGCGGCAAAAGGTGCCGCTATAATGCAAGCCATTATAGGTGGTCCAGCCGGTGTAGCCAAAGTGTTAGGTGGACTTGTAGCAGGTGGTGGTGCATTATACTTAATGGACCAGATGTTCGAAGACACAGCAGAAAGCACAGACAAGATCAATAAAGAATTAGATGATGCGGCAAAAAATGCAAAAGATCTTGAAGGATCAGGAAAAAAAGCATTAGAACAAAGTAAAGAACAAGTACAAGCAGAAAAAGATGCCAAAACAGCACGAGATGAAGCCGCAAGAATACTAGAAAACCAATTAGAAGATTATAAAGCAATATCAGCCGAATTAGAAGTAGGCAGAGCAGAATTTGAAGCACAACTAGGTTTACAAAACGATTTATTAGTTGCAAGTGATGTACAAAAACAAGTTATAAAAGATATAGCAGATATAGAATCAGATAGAGCAGATGAATTAAGAAATCTAGCCTCTTTAACAAAAATTGATGCTGATGACAGATTAACTAAAGAAAAAGAAATTAATGATGAATATGATCAAAGAATAGATTTAATCAAAAAACAATCACAAGCACAAATGACAAGTGCTACAAATACTTTAATTGTAGGTATGTTCGAGGAGCAATTAGATGCCGCAAAGGCTTTTTCGGATCAATTACAATTACTTAAAAGAGTACAATCTGGTGCTACAGAGGAATCTATAAGAAATTATCAGGAAGAAAATACAGCACTCAGAGAGTACGAAAGTCAACGCAGAGAAATAATGAAGAAATTCTTTGGTGATGATAAAGACTTTATGAATCCAGTCACTAGAAAAAGCCTTTATAATCAGTTAAGTGATGTAGATAAACAAGGTTATGATAATCAATTGGATGCCGCAGAAGAATATTATACATCATTTATAATGCTGTTAAAACAATTCCAGATAGAACGACAAACATTAGAAGATGCTGGTAGAGAAACAACTTTTGGACAAGGATTTGCAGAACAATTTAAGGAATTCGAAAAAAATCTAAAAGATATGGCATCATATGGAGCAAATATATTTAACACAATGACACAAGGTTGGGAAAATGCATTCGTTAAATTCGCAGAAACAGGTAAATTATCATTTAAGGATTTATTCAAAACATTAATGACAGAAATTATTAAAATGATGGCAAACAAATTGTTCCTAGCACTCTTTATGCCAGGATCAGGAGTATTTGGTTCATTATTTGCAGGCTTCTTTAACAATGGTGGATCAATACCAGCAGGCAAGATAGGCATCGCAGGCGAAAACGGCCCCGAAATCGTAAAAGGGCCAGGAACAGTTATCAGTACCAGAGATTCAGCACAAATGCTGGGTGGTGGTGTAACTAATGTATACTATAGAATAGAGGCTACGGATCCTGCCTCATTCCAAGCTCAGGTTGCCAGAGATCCAGAATTTATATATAATGTCACTAGAGCAGGTGCCAGAAGAATACCAGGATAGGAGAAACAATGAGTCTACAAACAATTATAGATAATGCAACATATTTAGACATAGATATACGCAAACAATCTGGCAGTACACTGAGCAGAAGTGGGCATTATAAAACAGCAGACAGAAATGTAAATGTTTATTCATTCAAGGTGGGTATGCACGAAGGTTTAACATACAGCACAAACCGTGGTGTTATACAAGACATTTATACCACAGGTGCTACAAACGAGAGTAATATAAGTCTTAACAATAATAGCAATATGAATTACTTAACAGCATATCAGGGAGATATATCTGGTGCAGAATTAAATAATATTTCTGTAAATGGTGTATTTGGTGCAGAGATCTATATAGACCAAACAAGTGCTACAGGTAGTGGCACACTATTTAAGAAAGGTGACTTTATACAACCCAAAGGTAATACTGATACATACAGATATCCTTATCAGGTAACTTCAGATGTTGCATTTAACAGCAGTAGTAGTAATACAACAGTAAGTGTACACAGACCCGTTCTAAGCCAGTCTGGCGTTGCCTTAACAAGCGGTGGTATAAAAGTAGGTAATGATGTAAGATGGCATGTTAAAATGTTAACATTACCAGAATACAGTATAGTACCACACGACAGAGTAGCATTTAGCGATGACTTTACACTGATAGAGGTTATTACATAATGGCAACAACTATAACATCTGTACAAGACCAGCACATCAGCAGTTGTCTGCTTATAGATCTCACATTAGATGGTACCACATACTACCTGAGTAGTGCTTATAAGCCAGTCACATACAATACAAATACCTACACAGAGTTAGGTTCTTTTCTGAGTGTGAATGACTTTACAGAAGACATAAAAACAACAAATGGTGATATCAGTCTCACATTAAGTGGTATACCCAGCGAACAAGATTATTTAAGTTCAATACTAACCACAAAAATTAAAGGTGGTAATGTGTTTATTCGTAGAGGTTTCTATAATATCACTACACACGAATTAGATACAACTCAGGTATTCACAAGATTTGCAGGAGTTATAACTAACTTCGTTATACAGGAAGACTTTACACCAGGTGCAGTACTACAAAATAGTGTAACAGTTACCTGTGCTAGTATAACATCAATATTAGAGAACAGAATAAGTGGACAGCGAACAAATCCAGAAGACAGAAAGAGATTGTTCCCTAACGATTTGGTATTTGACAGAGTGCCACTATTATATAACATAGCATTTGATTTTGGTAAAGAATATAATTCAGGCGGTGGCGGAGGCTACGGCGGAGGCGGTGGCGGTGGAGGCCGTGGTGGCGGAGGCCGTAATCGTAGACAGGCTACAATAGAAAAATAATGAAAGTAAGAAACGCACAAATACAAGACTATGATGATATAAGACGCCTTATGATTGATTTTGCCAACTTTAATCCAGTTGAAGATTTACAAAATCCCAAATACGATTATCAGCATGTTAACGCAGTTATAGATCATATTCTTAAAACAGGAATAGCTCTGGTGTGTGAGCATAATGGCAGAGTTATAGGTATGTTATTAGCAACTATACAGGGAGATTTATGGCTACCACATGTTAAACGCATGACAGAAGTAGCATGGTGGGTAGAGGACGATTACAGAGGTACCACAGCAGGTGCCAGATTATTAAACAGATATGTTGCCATAGGGTTAGAAGCAAAAGACAAAGGACATATAAGTTCCTTTACATTAACAACACTAGCAACTACACCTGATCTTAAATTAGACCAAAGAGGTTGGGAAGCAATAGATTATAATTGGTGTTATAGAGGTTAAACAATGGCAGTATTTTCAGCAATCGCATCAGCAGTATCTACATTCTTAATCACAGCAGGAGGAGGCTTTCTAGGTAGTTCACTAATAGGTACAGCAATTGCCACAGCAACAGGATATATAGTTGCAGGTGGTTTAGCCGCCGCTACAGCCAGAGCATTAGGTGTATTTGAACCACCTTCATTTGATACAAGCGATCCTGGTGTAACAATACAATTACCTCCTGGTACAGATAACAAATTACCCATATTATATGGTAATGCATTTACAAGTGGACCTATATTTGATGCCGCTATAAGCAATCAGAATGACACAATGACATACTGTATAGCATTAAGTGAAGAAACGCAAACAGGAACATTTAGTTGTAGTAAAGTGTTTATGGCAGACGATGAGCTGGTATTTTCTGGTAATACCGTAGTAAGACACATAAACCCAAACCAGAGTAACACAACAAATTATGCAGGTAATGTAAGATTAAACATTTATGCAGGTGGTAGTAGTGGTTCAGATGTTATATTCCCTACATCAGGCACAGGCAGTAGTACACCAGCAAGTAGTATAGTACCTCACTGGGGAGCCAACCACACAGCAAATAACATGGTATTTGCCGTGTTACAAATAGATTATGATGCAGAAAATGGATTGGTGGGTTTACCACAAATGTCGTTCAAAATGAAAAACACATTAAGCAATCCTGGTGATGTATTATATGACTATCTTACATCAACACGATATGGAGCAGGACTCACAAATGCAGAAATAGATGTAAATAGTGTCACAGGCACAGCAAATACACAAATGAAAGGTTATAGTGCTGAGCAAGTAAATTACACAAACCAGGCAAATGCCAGTGTAACACACGACAGATATGAGATTAACGGTGTGTTAAGTACATTCGATACATCTAAAACAAACATAGATAAAATATGTCAGGCAAGTGCTACATTCTTTACATACAATGTAAAGCAGGGTAAATTCAGTGCTATTCCAAACAGAGCAATAAGCAGTACAGAAAAAGCCAATTGCTTGGTGTATAATGACGATAACATAGTAAGCAAAATAGATATCAGTAGTACAGAATTATACAATTTATACAATGCTGTAGAAGTTGAATTTGCAGATAACACCAGAAAAGATCAGACAAATACAGTACTGGTAGAAACACCCGGCAGTGACAGAAACGCAAATGAGCCAGATAACAGATTAAAATATCGTGTAGATCTCATTAATGATAATATGCGAGCAGAAGCATTAGCAAACATAGACTTAAATCAGAGCAGAGTGGGTACAGTTATACAATTTGAAACAGATTTTAGCGGTATGCAAACAGATGTAGGTGATGTGGTAAAAATAACAAACAGCCTGTATGGCTGGTCAGATAAATTATTCAGAGTGTTAAGAACTGTAGAACGACAAAGTGAAACAGGTATGATTACAGTACAAATGAGTGCTATAGAATATACAGACGATTATTATACATTACCTGTAAGTACAGAAACACCAGATATAGGGTTTATAGATATGCCCAAATTACCTGTAATAGGACCTATCTTTATACCAGGATTGTATGAGGGTATATATAGTAATGTAGATCTATTGCCTGGTGCTACATTTGGTAATGTTATTACCAACCCAGCAATGAAAACATTTGGTGCAGGTGTTCAGTTAGCAGATAATCCGCAACAAGACGCCAATACTCATCCTACACCAACAACTACTGTAGGAGATTTAATAGATCCTGAATCTTATGATATAACAGATGCTGATATAGGCGATTATGAATTAACAGCAGGTGGACAACTGGTAGGCACATTAAGTAGTGCATATGATT